ACCATCTCTCGGATAAATCTGACACCCTGGGTCATATTTGCGACATAAAACCCAGTCAGATCATCCTTGTATCTACGTTCAAGACGACGGAAATGAAATACATCATTCCGTGCCTCAAACGTAGAACTCTTAATAGGCTTTACTTTGCCTTGATATTTAAAGTAGTCATAGCTATCCTGCGTAAAATGCAGTCGCAAGGCGACATATTCCTGATATGCCTTCATGCCTTCCATCCTTAAATAGGTAACCTAACCTCACCCGGCTTGCGCTTTAGTAGATTAAGACCATTAGCTTCGCTGGTCAGAATCTTCTTAACCCGAGGCGAAAGGAGACGAGGGATCACCTCAATCTCTAGACCCGTGGTATCACATACGTGCATGATTGCATCAAGATATGTCATGTTCTTTTCGATGACGGTTTTCTCGATTGTCGAGGTAAACCGTTCAGGCGTCATGATAGACAGCTCAGGCTGCATCATCAACCGACTTAGCAGCTAATGCGGCAACAAACCCACCAACATCCTTGCGAACGATATCAACCGATTCCATATGCTGAGGCCAATAAATCTCAAGGGCCTGAGCATCTTGGGTGCAGACAAAGCAATGCACCTCATTTGGTGGCACCGCAGTAAAGTCACCGGGGCGAAGCACAGTTACATCTGTCAGCCCATATTGCTTTTCAGTATGAATTTCGATGATACCACTAATTACATAGAAGCCATTCCAGCGATGGCGATGACTATGCAGCGAGCATCGAAACCCCGCCTTAGTATTGATGCGATGTACTTCTATATTGGGTGAGGTAAACAGATCCTCTGTATCACCCCAGACCTTACCAAGCTTCATGTTATTCTCCTTTAGACGGCATATGAGTCTTCACCACATAATCTATCTCAAGTAGCTGTTCAAGTACAGACCTAAAATTGGCTAAGTGTAGCATATTTGGACCATCGCATGGTGCATTGTCTGGGTCTTGATGCACTTCCATAAACACACCAGCAATACCGACAGCTGTGGCCGCTCGGGCGATGACAGGCACCATATCTCGATTACCACCAGATGAAATACCGTTACCACCAGGCGACTGTACCGCGTGAGTGCAATCCATGATGACAGGATAATTCATTGGAGTATTACCACGCATGATATCAAGCGACCGCATATCAACAACAAGATCGTTATAACCAAATGTAGTGCCGCGCTCAGTCATCATGACCTTAGTGCAACCAGATGACTCCAGCTTATGCACGATATTGACCATCTCACGTGGCGAGAGAAACTGACCCTTCTTTACATTTACGGGTTTACCAGATGCCGCAGCAGCCTGCAGCAGGTCAGTTTGACGGCAGAGAAATGCTGGAATTTGAATAATATCCGCAGGCACAGTTTCGCAATGCCACGGCTCATGCACATCAGTCAAAACTTCAAGCCCCAACATTTCTTTGACGGCCACAAACCCATAGAATGCTTCATCAAACCCAGCTCCACGATATGATGTGATGCTTGTTCGATTTGCCTTGTCAAAAGAAGTCTTATAGATGTAGTTTATATTTAAGTCTTTGCAGATTTCAGATAACTGACCTGCCATATCAAGCGCATGTTGCTTGGACTCAAACACACATGGTCCTGCAATCACACTCAAGGTAAATTCATTTCGACAATTATCATAAAAAAGACTCACAACTTATCTCCTATAAAACAAATGTGACCCAATACGTAATGCATTTCTCTGCGGCGAAGACCCACTTATAGCATGAAAACGTATTGCGCCGTCTGTAATATCAGGTAGATTACCAGACATGACATGCATCGCAATATCATTAGCCATTTGCCATTGTGGGTCATTTGCTGGCGGGACTCGATTACCGACCTTGCAGTAATATTCAAACTGACAAATGTTTCGGGTTCTCTGTCGAGTGACACCACAGATCGTATTAGGATAATCCGGATCCTGTGAACGATTCATGATCACATTAGCCACCGCAAGCATACCAACAAATCTCTCACCACGCGCTTCGTAGTATATAGCGTGGGCCATGCAATGCAGGTCCGCTTGGCTTGTAGTAATACGATCTTCAAACTCCGGCGGAGCTAGATTCAATCCAATATCAAGCTGAGGGACACTAATCCTAGCTTCTCTAACCTCAGATTGATTGTTTCTTGGTGCAGCTTCGGCCGAATGATAGAGCATATCGATACCAAAAATAACTAAAGCTGCGCCTACTAGCGCGCCCAGGGCGACGCTTATAATCCTTTCCGTCAAGATGTTTTGTCCTTCTGTTGTGGCCCTAGTCAAGAGGATACATTGAGTAGGGTGAGGAGCTTCTGTTGCCCGGTGCTCCTCAAACCGCGCTTACCTATTAGGCAGCGAGTGCTACGGCAAAGCCGTTGTCATTGGCACTTATCAATAGTGGTTAGGCCACTAGCCGTCATCTCCGGTCAACCTTTACCATACCCGTCGATTCTGTTTCAGCCCCAAAGAAAACCGTGACGTACCTAGGGCAGAGGTCACGGCCATAATATGGAAGCAGATCCCGGATTCGAACCGAGCTGGATGTGGTTATGAGCCACACTGGGTCCCAGACCTATCTGCCCTGGTGGAGCTGCGCGGCACTGCCCCGCGGTCCGTAGTATCTATTATATCGCCATCAACGATGACAATACTACTTATACAGCAAAGTAGCTAATTTGTCAATGGCTACCTTTGTGATAGTTCAAGATGACCTCACATAGATTTTCCACGTATTTGTCGCGGTATCGACAAAACATTTGAGGCTTTACCTCATCATCAACACCAATAAGAATGACTATGCCGGGTATAACCCGAGTAGTAAGCTCCTCAAACATCAGAGAATATGCAGTAGCCTGCAGCAGATAGTTATCAATATGCTCTTCGGTCTTAAGACGCTTTGAAGTCTTGAAATCAATAATGCAATCTGTGCCAGCCCACTTGCCAACTAGATCACATCTACCGGCAATCTTCATACGATCAGAATATAGTGGCGCTTCCATTGCATAAACATGCGTAAGATGCTTATCGACAACAGACCTGATCGAATTAAACATCGTGACATTGTTAGGCATTTCACCAATTGTAGGATCTTCACCCACAATGTATTTTTCCATCATGGTATGAATCGAAGTACCGCGCCGAGAAGCTTGCGCTGACACACGATTAGCCTCTTGTTCACCAACACGGGCGCGCCACTCGGCGATAATGCGCTTTTTTTCTGGGCGCGCGCCTAAAACTGTGGTGATTGAAGGATATGCTTCACCAGAAGGGGTGTTATAGAGCCTACCGCGATCTGTTTGAACCGCGGTAAGCTCTGGTAGTGTCACCAAATCATGAACAAATCTCACACAAGCCCTTCTTCCAACTTCGCCTCAATATATTCACGAACAAGGTCTGACCTCACAATGTCATCCTTTGTAAACTCCACGCGCGCGAAGCTACGCATGTGCTTTATAACAGACATGAATGTATGTAGACCCTCGCGCTCATCATTTCTCCAAAGGTCACTCTGGCGGAAATCACCACAGAAGATGACTCTGCACCCAGTACCCATGCGAGTAATGACGGAATCCAGCTCGTGGAATGTCATATTCTGACACTCATCCACTATAACGATATTATCTCTGAAAGTCAAGCCGCGAAGAAATGAGGTAGTGGCAAACTGAATGGTACCATCGCGCTTAAGTGTGTCATATGCACCCGGCTTCTTGAAAAGCTCATTACAGATTGCTGAATACGGCTCCTCATATACAGCGGATTTCTCTTTCTGGGTTCCTGGGAGAAAGCCCATGTCACGGGTAGGCACAACTGATCGAATAATTACGACAGGTTTTGGTGCATCACCGTCTAGAACGGCCCTAAGAGCAAGGTAAACCGACATGAAAGTCTTGCCGGTGCCGGCAACACCATGCAAAATCAGATTTTTACCATCATCAAAGGACTGAAAGGTGCGGGCCTGGCCCGATGTTAGGGGATTTATCTTTGGTAATTGCATAATATTCTGCTGAGGTTGAGCCTTACTTGGCTGCTTATGCTGTCGAACTTGTTTTTTTAGTCTCTTTTTCTGATTTCGTGTTAGAAATTCGGGTAAAAATTCATTTTCGATATCGACAGTTTGAGCAAACCCCATGTGCTACTCCCGTTGGTTAGGGTTGACATAGCAAAATAGGTCTACCACGTATTCATGGTAGACCCTCGATTGTGTTTCTTGATAGTCTTTAGGAGGTCGCGGAAGCCCTCAGAAGGCTTATTATGCTTCGAGGCTACACCAGAGACAATTTTAGGGGACCCAATAATCAATCGCTTATTTGGATTGTCCTTGAGGAGCTGTTCCATCTCAGCCACGGACATCATTTCCGCGGTGATGATACCAGTTTCGGTATCTTCGATATTATATGTTGGCATTACTGCTCCTCTTTCATAGTGGTATTTAGCTATTGGGCCACCAGCTAGGCGGCTGACGATTGGTCCATTTTGCAAAACGAACCTTCTTTTCAATATAATATTTACGATAGGCTTCAACCGGGTCTTCATGTTTACATTCATCAGGCATGGCCTGCGGGAAATTTGTAAGAATTTGGCCATATTGAATCTTATGTGGTGGGTGAGACAGCACATCGATTAGCTTAGTCTCGACCAAGTGAGTCTTACCATAACGTAAAGTATATTCTTTACACAGAGCCTCAAGCAATTCATAACCCCAAAGATAATTGTCGCGGCAAACACGCGACCAAACCGCGCATGGATGATTAATATGCGTGGCCTGATATAGAACCTTATCTAGATCGGGATTAGAATGCACCCATCGCTTGACCTTGCGAAAGCGTGCAGGTAGAGAACCTTGCACATATCGCTGCTCGATGGTCATAGTACCGTCAAGTACGCGATGTGCAGTGGATAGCATTTGCGCCTCTTCAAGAATCATCTTGACGACATGCTTATCGCAATGCATCTGCGCGGCTTCGACGGGGTCGGTGGAAAGAATGAATCTGTTCATAAGAACATTATATCAGGTTTTAATAACCCTGTACACACCGAATTACGGCATTTCTCAATTCTTGAAGGCTACCATCATTCCAGAATATGCGATCGGGTTCAATACCAAGCCATGCGCGCTCGGATAGATGTACTTCAGGTACATCCTCACCAATAACAGCACGTTCAAACCAATGTGGAAGCGGTGAGCGATGAACATGCCAAATTTCTCCACCAAGACGACGAATGACTGCAATTTCATTTGGGAATCTAACATCGCTAATAACAATATGAGGCCCATTTTCTGCATAGAATTTTTCCATGCAAGCCACCCAAATGTCATCATGAAAATTTTGGCGCATAATTTCTGTACCCATATATTGCAAAGCCCAGCGCGGGGTTACTTCGCGCCCAAGACGTTCAGACCACCAGTCATCACGTTGCTCACGCCATTGTCTGGATTCTTTGGTATCACCTTCAACCATGTCGCGCGGCCAATTGAATAATGCAGCCGTCATATCCTTAAGCGGTTTAGCCATGCTATATCGCTTCCATCCAATACCAACAAGTGTACCTGCAATGGTATCCTTACCAGAACCGATTAGACCACAGATACCAATCAAATTCATAACATGCTCCTGTGAATAAATAAACAAAATATTTTAGGGGCTAAACCGCATGTCAGTTACAGGTACTAGCACCTTTCTTATGTACAAAATTATATCAGGTATTGGTGGCCTGCTAGGCGGTTTAGCCCTCTTTGCATTTTGGAGACCACTAAACATGCTGGATGCTTGCATTCGATCTGGCATATCAACAGGCTCAGCAATTATTTTTGCGGTTCCTGCCTTAGAATTTTTTGAATTAAGTTTGAATATGCATATGATTCTAGTAGCAGGTGCAGTTATAGGATTCTTCTCATGGTCTATTTTGTCGATGATATCTAGAATGTTAAAAAGACTTGACAAAGAAGAAAAAGATATAATTGATGCGATGAAGGAAGTTCGTTCGGTCATAGATAAAAAATAAATTAAATATTTTTGAGTTTGAAAATGATAAATCACAAATTTCAGTCCATACCATTTGACAATATAACTAAAATTGGTGAAAAGAGAATGCTAAATCGTCCTCTTTTTACCGTAAGCTGGATTCTAGGAAGATTTTGTAATTACAAATGCTCATATTGCTGGCCCTATGCGAGAACAGATAAGCCTGATTATCAAGAATTTGAAATTTACATTAATGCTATGGATGAGATAAAAAGACAAGCTAGAGAAAATGGATTTACTGAATTTCATTGGAGCTTTAGTGGTGGAGAACCTACCGCATATAAAAAATTATTGGATTTGATAAATCACTTGAATGATGGTATAAGCCCATATCAAAGTATACATATGACCACCAATTTAAGCCCAAGCAGAAAATGGTGGAAAAAATGGTGTGAAAATACATCAAAACTTCAACAAAGAAATATCACAGCCAGCTATCATGCTGAACATGCAACAGAAAGTGAATTTGAAGAAAAATGTCTACAGTTGATTGATGCTGGTGTTGGAGTCACAATCAATCAAGTTATGGTACCTAAAATATTTTGGGAATTATATGAAAGATGTAAACGTCTTCATCAACGAGGAATCAACGTAACCCTTAAACCACAAAGTGATGAAAAAGCAAGTTCAATAGTTGATGGATATAATGAAAAAATGATTGATATTATGCAAATAGGTTTTCCTCAAAAATATGGCGGTGAAGAATTTTATCAAATGGCATTATTTGATAAAAATGGCATAGAATATTCTTTTGATCAGGCCGAAAGATTTAATGCTTATGGTTTTAATAATTTTAAAAATTGGGAATGCACAAGCGGTTTTCAGAGTGTTATAATTAGAGGCAATCAAGTTAAAAGAAGCTATAGCTGTCATGATGTGCCTATAGGAACACTGTCTAATTTTAAGTTATTCAAAATTCCGAAAAAGTGTATTACGCCGTCATGTGTTAGTTCAGCCGACTCCAAAATTCCAAAATGGAAATATGAATTTTAACTACATTTTGGATTTTGTTAGGTCTTCAATTTGCTTTAACAATTTTTCCATCGCATCTGCTATGATGCGATAATTTTCACGATCAGCGTTAAAAACTGTGTAAGGGATAAGAGACCTTATCCACTCAGGGGTCACATCTTTCTTCACGTCCACAGCCTATCATAATACTTACCAAAAAGCCGAAGACCATTCCGCATTCTCGCGCGATGCGCTGTCTGACCATCATGATCTACAATAAATGTATGATTAGGACCCTCACACAACAAGCCGTTATCATCAACATACATATCGATATCACCACTATAATATTGGGTTTCCCATTCAGAATTGGCGTGTTGCTCAAAGGCCCAAATCATTTCATCAAGAACCCACGCCCACCTTTCATGATGGGTTTCATCGGTGTCATAACTAGGTTCGGTTTGAGTAGAACGAAGATGCTCGGGCACATCGTCATTGTCAACATATGGTGACCCGTGCTTATCGTCCTTAGTCATCTTAAGCATGGGTACGACAATTAGGGCCAGAGTGTGGTCCATATTCCACACATCAGACCTATCAATACGCACAGATACCTTACGCTCTTTTTTCGAGCTTTTAGGGTAGTTTCCGATGGTGACTTTCACGTGCAGGCTCCTTGTTTATAAGGGACAACTTCTTTTCCGTAGGCCAACTCTCAAGATAACCATTAATCAGGTCGAACTCTTCGAGGTATGTAGCTTCATCGACAGGCCTGGCGCTAACAATTGGTGCTATCGCTTGATTCGATAGCTACAATATCCGATGCATCTTCTCGGCTCTCAGCCTCAACCGCATACACAATGCGATGCTGGGTGATACATTCAACAAGAAAAATCTCAGGCATTTTGACTATCCTTCCACACATGATACCCAATGACAACTGCCACAAGAATACCAAGCAGTGTCTGGGCGACATTACCAGTTACAGCATTAACAAATGTGGCCATCACATTGAGACCAAGAACCATATAGCTAAACGGAAGCATGTTCATCCCTTTCAATATCAACAAGGTCAATATATTTGGTCCTAAGCTGTGCAGCATAGCCAGCACCCCTAAGAAAATTTTCAAAGGCCTCAAGCAAAGCCCCTAGGGTCATATCCCTAGACTGAACCTGATGCCTAACATTATGCATCATTGGTGTACCATCATCAGCCACATATTCAGGCACATAGGCCTCAAAGGTAAAGCATGATGGTTGAGTGTGGTTTTCTTCGCTCATGCCGCGTCCCTCACAAAGCCACTGGTGTCCTTCTTGGCAGGACCCTTAGCCTTCAGGCCGACAACGACACCCCTGCCGTCGAGGAACCGCAGGTCGTCGGCGTCGCCATCGACCACGGGCATACCCATGAAGGTAGCCGGAAACTTGTCGGTGCGGAAGACCACGGCCACATTGGCACCATTGCTCGCGGCCGCGCTCGCGCGCGAGTCATTATCCTCGGCCAGACTAAACGTGAGGTGATAATTGTCAGGAAGGTCGCGACGGTTGTGCCGCTTGGTGTAGTCGTAGAACTGCACCGTCGGAAAGTGTGCCATGATGTTAGGTTTACCTTCGACCGGCACCCGCTCCCACGGAATGTCGGAGGTGCCATTGAGGCGCACCACGGGGATCAGGCCAGCCTTGAAGGCCTTGCGGATGAAGGCGCGGACCTCGCCCATAAGCTGAGCCATGAAGGCCTCTCGGTCCTCAAAATAGAGGCGGGTCTTGGCGATGCGTGCCGCCTGGACATTGCTAAAGGCGCCCATGCCAGCCTTATTCAGGCAAGCCTTGCGGCAGCCCTGGCTAGCCATCGGACAGACCTCATACCCAGACTCGTCGGCTGGGGCGAGATAGAGAATGGCGGTCATGTAACCGCGGCCTTGACCCTTGACGGTCTTGGCATTGGCGTCGATGTTCAACAGCTTCATATCAGGCTCCTAGGGCGACCAGCGCCATGATGGTGATGATAATGATGCCTTGGATAAGGTCCGCGAGAAGCCAGCCGGCAGCAAAGCCAGCTAGCAGCATAAGCGCGAACGTTAACTCTGTCTCTTTCATGGGAGCATTATACCACGCTGCTAGGGGTATGTACAGGGGTATTTGGTTAACTTATGTTAACCTTCAGAGGGGTGTGACAATTATATCACACCACCTCGTACTCGTAATTTACGGTAGCGAAATCTTGATTATCCCGAAATATTACAGCCCCGTTATTAAGATGGAACCGTTTTGCCATGGCCGTATCGGGCGATAGGGTGACCACGCGCGCCACGTGGTATTTTTGGCGCAGGTGTGGGACTAGTCGCGTGGCTAGCGCGCGCCCAGCTCCAGGGTGCAATGCCCAGATCGTATACATGCAGGCATGATCATAATGCTCATTACCTTCATAAAACAGCTCCGATTCGGCCGCCGGGACATAATCTAGCAACACCACACAGCAAACGGCTGCAGGCTTGTCATCTTGCCACAAAACAAATACGGCGCGATTATGGCCATACCTATCGGGAATGGATATGGAGGGTCTAACTGGATCGGACATGAGTAGTTCATCTAGCCAAGCTTCGGATGCTCGGTATTCTCTCATGTCCATTGTCACTCTCCGATATCAGTCATGTCACGGAAACCCTTGAATACAGGAAACCGTGGCTTGTCCTTTACGCCAATCGAAAAGTACTTATATGTCACGACCTTACCAAGCATATTCTGTCGGTTATCCCAGAGTGATTGGCGGGTAGCTTGATCAAAGCCAGACCCAATACCAAACTCCACACCCTTGAATTCACCATTGATACCGCGGACACAAAGTGTACCCATGGTACCCTTGGCAACTAGATTGCCTTGATGGCTAGATCGTTTACCAAGACCCAATTCATTTGTTGTCAGAGGATTATCATTACGCATTTCCTCTAGCATGTCAATGATCTCGGCCTCGGCATCGAAAAACCGCTTGACCTTAACGAGATATGCCTCCTTTGGAGTGGATCGACCTTGCTTGTAAGGTGACATTGGATGGCGAAGCATGACACCCTCATAACCCTCATCCAGTGCCTTGGATTCATAAAAGCCAAGATCACCCTCGCTGAAGATGGTAAAATTTGGCACAAGCTTGACACGATCGGGCATATCATCTTGATGAAGATAATCAAAACGATGAGTATAATCACCGAGCGCGACCCGGTCAAATACGTGATACGTAAAGTCGGGCTCGCCGTCCTCGCTGTTGACAGCAGAGGAGGTCACATTGAATACATCGGCAGCATTGGGTGGACCAACGATTAGCTCGCCATCAAATGCCTGCAATACCTCAGCATTAGCCTTGAACCAGGCTTGGATGTAGCGGTTGCGGATAGGCTTCATGGACCTGGCCATGGCTACGCCGCCAAAAGCTAGACAGCGGATGCCATCCAGCTTAGGGCTAGCAAGCATAGGCCAGCGCACCTTGGCCTTGTCATATTGACAGGCCAGCATGGGGCGGAAGGAGGCCATTAGGCCACCTTCTTTTCG